TAAGCTGCAAAATGATAAGACCTGGAGCAAGGAATTATTAGAAGTCTTAAAAGACTGTAATTTATTAATAGATAGAATATTAATAGATCAAGATAAGGAGAATAATAATCATGATGAAAATAAAAAATAATATTTCTTTATTACCAAATACAAAGAAAAAACCAAGTTATCAAGCATTAGAAAAAAAAATAAAAAAACAAACTGATAAAATTGCAGAATTAGATAATGCAGTAAAAACTTTAAAGCAATTATGTAATATTCAAGGAGTTAAAATCCGAGAATTAACGAAAAAAACTGAAATTTTAGACAGAGATAACGAAGCTATAACAAAAGCAACAATTTATTATAGCAAAAGAAAACCTTTAAAATGGTGGCAAAAATTAATTTAAAAGGAAATATAATGGAAGAAAAAGAGATTTTACAAGACGGAACGATTATTAAATTTAATGAAGGTAATCACCAATATACAGTTATTAAAGGCAATGAATCATATAAACCTCGTTCCGTTACTACCATATTAAAAGTTGCATTTGATGACTTTAATATTGGAGCTATGGCAGGAAGAAAAAATTTACGAGAAACTATATTAGAAAATATAAATTTAGATAAAAAATATTTAAAAAAAGAATTTGAAGAATTTTTAAAAGATACTAATAAAAAAGCAATGCAGAAGTGGAAAGATGGAGCAAACAGAGGAGTAGACGTACATAATTGGATTCAAGATTATGCTGGTGCTATAGAAAGACCGTATTCAAGTGATGATTCTATTGCCAAGCTACAAAAATCGGCTAAAGATTGGTTTGATAGCCGAGTCCGTAAGGTTTATAGTGTGGAGAAACTTGTTTACAATGACTCGCCTAGATATGCAGGTAAATATGACCTAGAAGCAGATGTGGGCGATTATGGGCGATGTTTAATTGATTATAAGACAGGTTCAAGTTTGGCATATAGCCAAAAATACCCAATTCAGTTAGTGGGTTATATGTATGCTTATTTAAACCAAAATCCAGGCAATCCCTTTGGAAGATTAATCGTGTTTATTAATAGGGATACAGGTGATATTGAAGAACGATATTATTCACCGAAAACTTATCAGAGAGATTTATCAATATGGTTATCAATAGTAAATATTCATAACTATACGATAGATTATAAAAACGAGTGGGGTTAAATTTTTATGGGGTAGGTTAGCTCACTCCTTTCCTATCCCACCAAATAAGGAGTTAAATATGCAGATTACAATTAAAGAAATAATAGCACCGCAACCGCCAAATGAAGAAAAAGGGTGGAAGGGTACTAAAAATTATAAGATAGTAACGACAGACGGAAAAAAATTACTATGTAATCCAGATAAAAGACCTAGCGATTTAGATGTTGGCATGGTGGTTGATATAGAAACATGGGCAGATCAATTTAATAATATTTATATTAACAGATTTAAAGTGGTTAATGACGATAATATAGCACCAAGTCCACAACCGACACCAACTACTCCCACACCTCAACCTCAAGCACCTACTACTAATAATTATGTAGAAGAAGGAACTGCTGGTGGACATGATGTTGCGGAGTTACAAGGTAGAGATTGGGCGATTATACTACAAGCATGTGTAAATAGATACCCAGATTGGACACCAGACCAGAAATTACAATGGTTATTATTAAATTATAGTAGAGGTTCAGCAGGAGCTTTTAAACATCTACAACAAATAGAAGATTTAGATAACCAAGCAATGAGTGAGATGCCAGATGACAAAATCCCATTCTAAAGCAAAAGTAATAGTATGCAAAAACTGTAATACAAAATATTTGTATTATGATTTTAAAAGTTTGTGGTGTTATTATTGCAAACAAAGATATGGAGAATGATATGGTTTTAAGTGCAAGAAGTGCTAAAGCTAAAGGTTCTAAATTTGAGAAAAAGATTGTTGATACAATAAATAAAGATAGTGGTTGGGAAGCTAGAAAACAACCTGGAAGTGGCATATTTAGAGATTTTCCTAATGATGTCTATGTTGTATCACCAACTGGGGAAAAGTATATAATTGAATGCAAAAAATGGCGACATGGGTGGCGTACTGGGGATAAAGCCAAGCAAGGAGCAGATTTCTTATTAGTAGAACGAGATCATGGTAGTCCTAAGTGCTACCTTGAATATGATATGCTTTTAAGTTTAATGAAAACAATAACAGACTTACATCAACAAGTAGAACAATTAAAGGGGAGTAAAGATAATGATACAGAAACAAAATGATATGATTTTAGAACATTTAAAAGAACATGGTAAGATTGACCCTAAACAAGCCTATGATAACTTTGGTTGTATGCGATTATCGGCAAGAATATTTGATTTAAGAGGTGATGATATTCACATTGAAACAACTTATAAAATGGTTAAGAATAAATTTGGTAAAAAAGTAAAGGTTGCTGAATATAAGTTACTAGGAGATTAATGTGAGTCTTAAAGTACAACAAATTAAGTCAGAAGAAACTTATCAATGGTTATTAAAGAAACATTATGCAAAAAGAATACCTAATATTGTTTATGCTTTTGGTTTGTATAAAAATACTGATTTAATAGGCGTTATTACTTACGGAATACCACCAAGTGATGCTTTATGCAGAGGAGTTTGTGGCGAAAAATATAAATATATAGTTTTAGAATTAAATAGGTTATGTTTACAAAACAATGAAAAAAATGAAGCGTCTTTTTTAGTAGCACACTCTTTAAAACTGTTACCTAAACCAAAAATAGTAGTAAGTTATGCCGATACTTCTAAAAATCATGTAGGGTACATTTACCAAGCTACTAATTTTTTATATACAGGACTTAGTGCAAAAAGAACTGAATGGAGAGTTATTGGTAGTAATAAACATAGCAAAACTATTACTGCTCAATCTACTTTAGAAGATAGAAAGATTAATAAAGATAAATATGAAGTAGTAGATAGACCTAGAAAACATAGATACATATATTTAGTAGCACATAAAAAACTTAAAAAGATTTTAAGAGAATCTCTTAACTATAAAATAGAACCTTATCCTAAAGGTGATAATTTATATTATGATTCTAGTGCTAATATTGAAAAACAAATAATTTTAGATTTGGAAACAACATGAGTCTTGATAGAAAATTTGTATTAGGATTAAAAAGAAGTGGCAAGTATTCTTGCCCTAATTGTCAACACGAAAGAACGAAAAATAAACGAGATACACCATTATCAGTTACTTTACAATCTGATTCTGTTGTATATTTTTGTCATCATTGCAACGTAAAAGGAGTGGAATTCTATGAAGAAACTAACAAACAACGTAATACAATTCGCAGAAAAGAGGGGGATAAGTCAAAAAACACTAACAGAAATGAAGTGCGAAAGCGGTTCGGCACAGTTTGGTGATAGAAAACTCGAATCATTAGTCTTTGGCTATTATAATAGCAAAGGCGAAAGAGTTAATTATAAAGCAAGAGCTATACAAGAAAAAGCATTTAAGCAACAGACTGGTGGAAAACAACAATTCTATAATTTAGGTAATGTTTTAAATTCTAAAAACCTTGATACTGTATATATTACAGAAGGAGAAATGGATTTATGTTCTTTAATAGAGTCTGGTTTTTCTATTAATAGTGTTTTAAGTGTACCAGGTGGTGCTCCAGCTACTCCTACAGAAGAAGCTCACAATACTAAAAGATACCAATATGTATTAGACGCATTAGCGGAAGGGTTAGATAAAGCAAATTGTTTTGTGTTATTGACCGATAATGATGATCCAGGTCGTAACCTACGAAGTGATTTAGCATCTATTTTTGGGCATGGTCGATGTAAGTTTGTGGAATTTTCTAGTGATGTTAAAGATGTTAATGAATATATGCAGAAAGTAGGAAAAGACCAATTACAATGGTTGATTAATGAAACATTACAACCATTTCCGATTGAAGGGGTATATTCATTAGATGAAATACCAGAACCCTCGCCACCTAAATTATGGAGTCCTTGCTTTGATGGGTGGGAGAATAAAGTTATGATAGGGGGTGGCATGGTAAGTGTCATGACTGGTTATCCTGGTCATGGTAAAACCACTTTTGCACAACAAATATGGGCACAAATAGCAAAAGAATATAAAATACAGGTTGGTATATTTTCTGGAGAAACAAGAGTTAAACCTTATGTGAGAAGAAATTTACGAACATTTTATCATGGTAAACAAGAACGAGATATGTCGGAAGAAGAATTAAATTCTGCGGATTATTGGATAAGAGATACTTTTCATTTTCTTAATCACCCACAAAATGCACCAGAATTTGAATGGGTATGTGAAAAAATAAAAGATATGAAAGCACGATTCGGTATTGAAGCATTTATGTTTGATCCTTTTAATAAAATAGAGATGCCAGATATGACAAGAGGATCAGAAACAAATTGGATAGGAAAATGTTTAGATGACTTAACAACATTGGCAAAGGTGTTAGATATTCACATAATGATTTTGGCTCACCCATCTAAGCCAAGTGAGTTAAAGGTACATAATGCAGCACCTACGGCTTATAGTATAGCAGGTTCAGCTCATTGGTTTAATAAACCAGATCACATCTTTAGTTTATGGAGAGAAAAATTTGAAGATGAAGAAGGTAATAGAACAACTGAAGCAAAACTTATTGTTTGCAAATGCCGATATGAAGAATTAGGATATCCAAGAATTTTAGAGATTAAGATGAATTTGGATAATGGTTGCTTTGAAAGTGTTGATAAGCAACAAGTCTATCAGTCAAATCGCAAAGATATATATGGTTAATGTTTCATGTGAAACAATTATTGCCCAGCTAA